TATTTACTAGAGGACTATTTCCTACTCTCAATTGATCAAAGGTACCAATTCCAATACTGGAAGCAGTACCCGTTAAATTATCAATAGTACCAATTCCGGCATATAATTTAGCAGTTGTTGTGAGACCACTAACTTTTACTTGTCCCTGAACTTGAACAGCACCGCTATCATTGCCGTAAACATCAAGAAATTGTCGGGGAACCGTCGTGCCGATTCCCACCATAGACCCTGCTACGATGAAATTATCAGTATCAACTTGTACTCCATTCTTGAAGTTAAATGACTTTCTATAATTGCTTGCCATTATTATAAGCTTTAGAGTTATTTATCGGATAACTTTTCCCCCAATACTTCAACCCGTAGTTGATACAGGTGAAGCGTAAA